GCTGTTCCCAGCAGTATTGCCTGAGATAACAACACCGCTATTAATAGTACAAATGACAAAAGTGCTTCCATCCCAACCAGCCGCTAAAGCTAATGCGCGAAGGTTTGCATTGGTTGTGTTTGATGTAATGTTAAACGCAAAGAGAGCGCTCGTGCCGTAGAAGTTACTCAAACTAATAGCGCCAGAAGTAGGAACTGCACCATTAGTCCCTGAAGTGCCAGAGGGTACATAAAGTCCACCAGCGTAGTATTCTGAAAGGCTAATAGGGTTACTGCCACCAAACTCAGTTTGAATGTCGGATAAAGATAAAGCGCCAGAAGTAGGCAAAGCCATTACTTAACCCCTTTCAACTCATCAATTTCTGCCTTTAACTCTTTGATTGCTTCAATCATTAAGCCCATCATATTGCCATAGGCTACGGTTAAAGTGCCATCGCTAGTTTTAGTAACTGCTTCAGGTAAAACTGCTCGAACTTCTTGGGCTATAACACCTGTTTGTCTTGGTGTATCAATATCAGTACGGTCAAAGGTGTAACCATTTAGTAAGTCTACTTTATTTAGCGCATTAGCAATAGGCTCAATGTTATCTTTAATGCGTAAATCAGAGTAAGCTGTAACGTTACCTGTTGCTGTAATATCGCCTGCTACTTGTAGCTTAGTACTAGGACTACTCGTGCCAATGCCCACGTTGCCACTACCGTCGATGCGCATGCGTTCTGTAAGTGTGTCACTAGAGCGAGTAGAAAAAGCCATACTTGCTTCAACATAGTTAGCGCTTTCAGGAACAGATGTGATTGCTCCAACATCTTTGCCTGTACCTACTGTATCTGTTCCTCCAAAAAGAAGTCTTGCCTGTTTTAAAGTGGTATTAGCGGTACTAGTATTGGCAATCGAAATTCCGTCATTGTTCGTTGTTGTGCCAACCTGAAGTCTAGCCCCCGGCGAACTCGTACCAATCCCTACATTACCACTACCATCTACAGTAATGTCATCGTGATTAGCTATGCCCAAGTTAGTAAGGGCAGTTGCTGCACTATCTAAATCAGATAAGTTGTTACTTTTTGTTACAAAGCCACTAACGTCTATGCTGGCTGCACTAGCCGCTGCCTCTGTTGCACTTGTAGCTGCTGCACTAGCAGAGGAAGCTGCATTGGTAGCTGAGGTAGCTGCGTTACTCTCTGATGTACTAGCATTAGTAGCAGATGTACTAGCTGCGCTTGCAGAGTTTGCAGCATTAGTTTCTGATGTGCTGGCATTAGATGCGCTTGTAGCCGCCTCAGAAGCCTTTGTAGTGGCAGTTGTTGCACTACCCGCTGCACTACTAGCACTAGAGGCTGCAGAGCTGGCAGAAGAGCTTGCAGACGTTGCTGAAGCTGCTGCATTAGTTTCTGATGTGCTGGCATTGGACGCTGAAGTAGAGGCACTAGTAGCAGACGTAGCTGCATTTGTTTCTGAAGTTGCTGCATTAGTTTCGCTAGTAGCAGCATCACTAGCTGAAGAGCTTGCATTGGTCTCTGAGGTACTAGCATTAGATTCAGAAGTAGCAGCATTACTAGCACTTGTTGCAGCGTTAGATGCAGAAGTAGCAGCACTTACTGAACTCTGAGCTGCGTTAGCTGCGCTCGCTGCTGCGTTATTTGCACTTACAGACGCCTCAGAAGCCTTAGTTGAGGCTGTAGAAGCACTAGAGGCTGCTGCTGTTTCACTTACCAAAGCTGCTGCTGCGCTTGCCGCACTTGCCGCTTCAGAGGCCGCCGCATCAATAGCATACTGGACCACGTCTTCATAAGCTGACGCATTGTAAGTACACGACACAACAGCGGTGCCTGTTAAGGTTATTGGTACTGGTGATACCTTTGTATAGGTGCCGTTGACCAGTGTTGCTCTAATGTCACCGCGAACAATTGTGCTTGCGCCATCATAGGTCCCGATACCACATTCACGGCTGGTGCCGTCCTCTATAGAGTAAAACACATCACCGGCAGCTAAAGCGCCCGAGAAAGTTGCTTGTCCGGTAGCTGCACCGGCAAGAATGATATCGCCTGTGCCGAGCGTGGAGCAGCTCTCTGCTACCCAGTTTCCTGCTTGTGTTGTCATCGCTCAATCCTCACTTGTAGTGCCGTTCCTGACCATCTGGTGTCTCGGTCATTATTCTGAATAGATGCCAGTGACTCTTTAAATCTGGCGTCCCACATGTTTGCTGCTTCGGCGTCCTTAACAAAAGCGTTTATCTCTACACACAAGCCAAAAACATAACAGTCAGGGTACAGCTTGCTTAACCAGTTAGTATGCAACACCGGTGATAATTCCGGTAAATTTTGATAGTACACCAGCTGGATAATTTTATCTGACTGTGCCGGATGTATTCGAAGCTGGTCATCTATGATTGCATAAGCGATATCATTAAATGACTTGCCCTCACGGTTGTTAAGCTGTTCCGGTGAAAGATATTTGGGCGTAATTGTCTTGCCGCCGCCAACAGGAGAAACCTCTATATCCCTTAAACCATCGAAGTCAACTGGCAATCCATAATATTCTTGACCCGAATTTGACTCAATCGATACCCTAGACACCATCTTCTGTGTATTGAGCGGGCGGTTAACCCTAGACTCGACAATTCGCAAAAATGAGTCCATGTTGCTGGTCACCTCCGCTTCAGACCTGTCTGCGTACCCCAGCGCCATGTCAATTATCTCAGTATAATTCATGTGTTATTTACCTTGCTTTGGACCGGCAGGGGTTGCCACCTTAGTTTTAAGGTTGGCGTACTTTGTAAATACTGCTGTGATGGGGTTCTTTTTACGCATCATCATGAGCGGTTTACGTGCCATTAGAATCTCTCCATCAGAACCCATTCAGGCTCAAGTAATTGAATGCGCCGTAATGCGCTCATCCTGTCAGCCTCTTGCGGAGCTTTCAGGTCGTTGTATATGTCCGGGTGCTTACGTTTAAATAGCTCCCACTCCATATTGCTCGGTATAGAAAGCGTTGCCCTCACGTCCTCATTTTCATGCAGTCCAAGCTTCATCTTATCAAGCATTTGACTGTTACGAATCTTCTTATTAATCTCTAGGCTTGCCTTGTTGTGAAACTTAGTGTCCACATACAGCGTGTCGCCCTCAGTTACAAGTCGGGTCGTGTGATGACGGTCGTGTGAGGTTATTTCGTCTTGCAAAGCTCAAGTCCTTTGTACGCTTTAGCTTGAGCTGTCGATAGCGCAACAATATCACCGGGGACGCATCGGCCCGCCTCTGTGTATAGGTTAACGCTTGTTGTATTCTTATATGTGGATAACTTCGGTTTTGCCTTACTTGGTGCGGTCATGTTCAAACTCCAGTTGTAAAAAAAGAGGACGGCCGATTATTCAGCCGTCCTCCCTAGTTTCTTACTAAGCTACGCCAGCTAGAGCGTAATCGATATCAGCAACAATTGCGTTACCTTCTTCGTTCAAGCTACATAACGTAACGTCAACCGTAATCTCACGGTTTTCGCCAAGACCATCACGAGATAATTCCTTAGTCTCGTATCCTTGCAAGTAGCTACGTTCCCATAACTCTGGGTCTAATAGATACAAGTCAGCAGCGCCTGTGCTGCTATCGCTTTGGAAACGGTTAGGAACTAATTCTAATGTACCGAAGTTAGTTACCAAGATGTTAACAGAACCTTGAGCGACAACACCGCCACCTGAGCGACCACCGCCAGTAGCATTATCGGTACGGTTGCTGTTATCAACATCAGATTGTAATGTAGCAACACGAGCAGAGCTAGTGAATAGGTAGTCAGATAGAACCTCAATTACAGCAGGGGTAGACATTGCTACAGATGGGTTACCACCGTTCTCGTAAGCAACACGCATCATTGATTTGATGGTAGTCTCGCTTAAAGCACGTTTAGTACCAGCAGTAGCTGCTGTTGCTGGGAAGCCACCGGGGTTACCAGATAGTATAGGGTCAGCACCACCAACACCACGGTCAGCATTTGTTGAACCTTGGCCTGTAGCAATCCATGCGCCGATACCAGCTAACTTAGATGCAACAGATGTACCATTACCTTCAACAGCAGCGTTACCAGATACTAATGCAGCTTCTTCATCACGACGAGCAGCCTTCTGGCGCCTCATCAGCTGACGAACTAGCTCATCACTTGAACCGATTGTGTCAGAGCTACGACCACGGTCAGAAACACGTACTGTTTTGCTCATGATTTGGTGGTAGTTAGAAATACGCTCACCTGTAACGGTGTCGTCTAATCCAGCAGAACTTGAACCATCGATACGTGCGTTATCTTTGTTCGCAGCTTCTAATGATTCGCGTACCCATGACTTGAGATGGTTTTGTGATGTATCAGAACCGATCATGTCACAGAAAGGACGATCTACTGGGGAAACGTCAAAGATTTGATCCATAACGTCTTCGTGAATTTGACCACCAACCGCCACATCGGACAGGTTGACTTCGTCTAATTGATTTGCAGCCATGATAGGCTCCTTATATAGTTAATAAATAAATAAATAAAATACAATCGTTATCTACCTATCAATTTCCATATAGCTCTCGCCTAGACTTTGATGGCCGGTATCTCTACCTTAATTGCTGTCGCCTATTATATAACACATCTCGTGTCAATGCACTAGGCTAAAAAAAACCACCATGTTTTTCAGGCATGATGGTAATTGTTATACACCTTAGCGTTTACTGAATATCGCCTTGGCCGCTGCCAGCTCAGTGTGACGGTTACGGTTGGCTGAAACAGCCTTCTTTGCCGCAATTACTTGCTGGTCATCCTTTTCTTTAAACCTGCCATTTGAATGCCTTAGAACCTTGGGAGCGCTGCGCACACGCTTGACCTCAGCAGCACCGCCAGCAAGTTGAGCCTCCGCCTTAAGCAGTCGATGAACCACGCTGACAGCTAATGGGTCGCGTGTATTGCGCAACATTTCATCAGTGTAACCCATGCCCTTTAACAGCTCACGTATCTGGCCCTGCTCCTCTGAACGCACAGCCGGGTCCGACCATGTTGGTATGAGCTCAATTAGCTTTTCCCCCATTGCCTGCATGTACTGGCCCTGCTGAATCTCTTCTTGTTGAGCAAGTTGCTGTATAGTCTGCTGCGCTCGCTGGTGACGCTCCATGAACTTCTGACGAGCCAATGCAGCCTCCCCGGGAGATTCTTGCTCGAACCTCT